ACGATTGCACAATTATATTCCATTGCCAATCCACGAACCTCTTCAGCAATTGATTTTACTAAAGTATAACTATTCGCAGCAGCTGCACCTCGAACTCGAGATGATGAACATATGTTCAAATAATCAAGGAAGATAACATCAGGACTGAAGTTCTTTTTGAGTTTCAGTTCATTCAGCAAATGACGGAAGTGACCGCTATGTGCAGATCCTGTAGGAAATTCTTTGATTACCAACTTACCTGTTGTCTTTGTTTTATATCGAGCCATACGTTTTTCATAAACATCTCTTGGGACTTCTACAACTTCATCAAGCGTAATGTCCATAATGTTTGCGTCAATACGACGGCCGATTTCTTCAGCAGCCATTTCCATTGTAATATACAGAACATTCTTTCCATACATCAAATGATTTGCTGCCATGTGACATTTCAATAATGACTTACCACCACCTGTTGTTGCCAGGAGGACAGTCATAGATTTACGTGGGATACCACCTTTTGTAATTTTATTTAAGATGTCAACATCAAATGGGATTCTTTCTTCTTTACGATGATAATGTTCATAACGATCATCAATATCTTCAAGAAAGTCGTGACCTACTGATTGGTCAAAGCTGATACCTAACGAATCGGATAACAGCCTTGGGATTTCTCCTTTACCATTAACAGTGTCTTGACCATCAAGGATAAGAATAGATTTACGAATACTGTTATATAAATCTTTGTCTTGACAAAACTTTTCTGTTTCATCAATTAAGAAATCAATTCCAGTTTCCTTATCAATTTGACATTCATCGGCAAATGCATGAACGCCTTGATAAGTTTCTTCATTCAAATCCTTACGATGGTCAATCGCAATCTTAAGTGCCTCAATAGATGGCGGCTCCTTATATTTTTCTAAATAATCAGAAGCCGTTTCAAATACTTTACGAAGAACGGTATCATCAAAGTAATCGGATTTAAGATAAGGATATACCTTTCGGCAGTAATCCTCATTCAGTATCAGATTCGACAGTATCGTCTTCTCGAGCATCTTGTTCCTCCACCATTGTTAGCTTATATCTTTTTTCAATAAAGGCATTGAATTTTTCATTCTGAACTAATTGTTCGAAGAATGCATCATCAGTTTCAATATCTTTACCTCTGCGTTTTGGTTCAATGATTTCACCAGTTTCAAGGTCAGTCAAATTATACCATCCTTGTGTTGCCTTTGTAATCATACCTGCTTCAATCGCAAGGTCCATCAATGAACTCCACTTTTGAATACCTGAATCATACAATACTTTAAACGGCAACTTCGCCTTTTCTTTAACATATCTTGACTTTTCAATATTGATAGTAAACTTGAAACCTGCCAAGTCAGTACCTTCTTTTTCCTGAGCCTTTGATATAATAAAGATTTGGTTAGCTGAATAGTAAATACCTGTACCACCAGAAATAATATTCTTTGGGAACAAGCCGATTTCTTTGTATGTGTGGTTAACAGCAATACAAGGAATATCTTTTGTAGTCAGCTTTGGTGTAATAATACGGAACAATGATTTGAGTGCTTTTGCTCTTGACATATCAGCAACTGATTTTTCAGACATTGCATCTTCAACTTCTTTCTTCGAAGCCAAGTTACCGATTGAGTCAATCATCAAGAATACATTATCACCTTTACCTACTTCATCCAATCTTTTTACAATATCAAACTTTAATTGTTCAACATCTTCAATTGGAATATGAATTACCCTGTTGGTATCAATATCAAAAGATTCTAAATACTCAGGTGTAATACCATATTCAGAATCATATAATAAAGCAACACCTTTTGGGTATTTCTTTAAGTAAGCTTTCATGCAGTAGAGACCAAGTAAAGTTTTGAAACTTTTTGATTCACCTGCCACAACAGTAAGACCAGGAATAAGACCACCTTTCAACGAACCACTGAATGCAATATTTACAATAGGTAGTTCTGTTTGAATAGGATCCTTATCCTGGAAGAATGCAGAATCAGATAGAACAGCGGACTGTTTTATCGAACCTGCTTTTAACATTTTATCGAGTAAACTCATATTATTCTCCACTTAATATAGAATACAACTTATCAGCGAACGCATCAAGTTTCTCATATCGGTTTGGCCAATATATGTAATCCTTTTCTGGGTTTGCTTTTAAGTTATTTAATAAAGGAACAACTGCGTCGTAAATCAGTTGAGCCTTAGCAGCGTTAGATTCTGCAGTCGCAGAAGTAGTTTCGGCTACTTGCTTTGCTTCTCTAACAACTTCAAGTTCATCAGCATCAACAGCAGTAAAACCAAAATCAAAATCAAGTATTGTGGTTTCTTTTTCTATAGACATATAATCTCCTTAAAAAGGAGGGACCCGAAGATCCCTCTCGCCGTTTCATTATTAATTACGTGCCAATTCCTTAAAGATACTAAGGTCATCATCATCGTCACTAACAGAGGAACCTACATTAGGTTCAGCTGTTGCCATTGTTGGCTCATTAACAGATGTGTCGTTAGACATATCGGATAAATCCAATTCATCTGCAGTTTCAGCAACCGGTGCAGAAGCAGTCGGTTCATCATTTTGTAAATCAAGAACACGATAGAGTTTTGTTTTCAACTCGGCATATGATTTAAAGTTCTTTTCGGAAACAATTTCCTCAAGAGAATGTTGCTCTCCCCAAATTCTTTCCAACTCAGCATCGTCATCAGACAATGGAGCAGCTGGGTCAAATTCAGACTTATCATAGTTAGGATAACCTTCAAACTGTCTAATCTTGAGACGGAAGTTTGCTCCTTCCCAAAGGTCAAACGGATTTACTGGATCCTCATCTTCGAAAGTTGGATTCATTAAGTCATTCAACTTATCAAAGATTTTCTTACCGAATTGATAAAGGAATACTTTACCTTCGTTCTCAGGATTGCCTGAATCTTTAACAACATAGATGTTAGCAGTATACTTCAGTCTACGCTTCTGTTTACGTGCTTGGTCTTTGTCAGATTCAACACCACTGTTCCAAAGTTTTGAATTAAACTCTGATACAGGATCATCCTGGTTCAATGTGGTTAGAGAGTTTTCGATATACCATAAACCTGTAGGTCCTTGGAATCCATGATCCCACAACCTTACGAAAGGCATTTCTTCACCTTGAGGCGCAGGTAAGAAACGGATTACTGCGAATCCATTACCAGCTTTGTCTCTTGTTGGTTTCCAAAATTTCCCTGCGTTTGGGTCTTGGTATGATTTTGAAGAAATCTTCTCAAGCTGAGAGTTCAACTTGTCAAGAGTCTTCGAACGATTCTTCTTCAGAGAAGAGAAGTCAGTTAGTGCCATAATTTTCTCCTTATGTATAGCGTTATATAGCGTCGTATTAAATATCGAACCGTTCCTTAACTATTGTCTTAAAACGATTCGGCTCAAAATCCAAAAAGGGTTTGTACTTTTTAGATTTGTCTATTATATCAAAAGATACATGTTTGTCAACTATTTTCTCACTCCAATATGAAAATATATTTGATATGAAAGCAAGAATAGTAAAAGTCTCTAAACTAATCTTCTTCTGTAATAACAGAGTCATTACCAAAGGATGTTGTCCATCTCTTGATATAAAGTTTCGCTTGTATTCATCGTCAAGATGAGCAAGCTCGGATTTGAAGACATAACCTAATGATTCTATCTTCTTTCTCCAATTCATATGTCTGGCCTCGGCTTCACTATCGAGTAAATCTCGAACCCAGATGTTTTTATTTATTAAAATGTTACTTAAAATCAGTCCTTCGAAGTCATCTTTTTTCGCTAATTTTGCGAATGAGTAAGCATCACTTCTCGACATAAAAGTTTCGTAATTCGCACGAACCTTTCCATTATATTTGAAGTAATCGTAATTGTCCGTTGTAAAATGTTTCTTTAAAGCAAGGAACTTAACGTAAGCATTAAAGCTATCATCACTTGCTAAAGTCTGTGATATCTTGTTCATCTTCCTTTTTCACCATCTTCAGAGTAACTGCTTCAGTCCGAATCTTTTCTTTTAAGATTGACGACTTTTTAACAATTTGAGCAATAGTTTCAATTTCAATTCCATTCTTCTCGGAGAAGTCGACTAAAGCGTCAATATATGGAAC